TTATTTATAAATTAAATTTTCCAACAACCCTGCTTGGGGCACCCTTGGGGCAGTGGCCGCCAGTCTCTGATTCAGTATATCAACCTGTGACTGGTTGTTGTCGGCCATCCATGCACCATATACTGTATAGACCATCTGAGCATTTGCATGCCCCATTTGTGCTGCAATAAAATTGGGATTGGCGCCGGCGGCGAGTGACCAGCAGGCATAAGTGTGCCGGGACTGATATGCTTTCCTGTATCGTAAACCAGCTCGTCTCATCGCTGATTCCCATATCCTGTTTAGTGACGTTGCTGCATAATGTGTTCCGGACTTTCCTGAGCGTGTGGTAAGCTGAGGATTGAATACGAAGGTACATGAATGTGCGCTTGTCCGGCCAAATTCGCGTAGCTTCACCTCGACTTTATGTTGTTTGCCCAGCCTTGTGAGTGATGCCTGATTTTTTAATGCATCAATCGCAGGTTGTATCAGATGTATCACCCTGTCGGTTCCAGCCTGGGTTTTCGGCAGGGTGAACTCTTTAGCCTGAGTGTAGTTTCTCCTGACAACCAAAGTCCCAGCTTTAATATCGATGTCTTCCCACGCCAGTGCGCACAATTCTCCATGTCGCATGCCAGTGTAAACTGCAAGTGACCAGATATTTTTGATTTGCTGGTGGTGGCAGGCGTCAATGAGTCGCGTAAACTCTTCCCTTGTAAGTGGATCTGGTTCAGTTTTTGCGCGTTTTAGCGTAGATATTTCACTGAACGGGTTCTGTGAAATATAACCGTTGCTTGCTGCAAACTTGAACATTCCACAGACAATCCCCATATAAGCGTTTACTGTTGCTACGCTACGTCCCTTTGGTGTTAATTCACGGTTTGGCCTCACTACCTGATGACCAGTCATCAGCTCCCGCCTGAAAACAAGCAGATCCTCCTGTGTTACAGCAGAAGCAAGAACCTGCCCCCCAAGCAAAGAAACACTCGTTTTCACGATCGACTCATAACGAATCATCGTGTTTCTCGATATTTCCATTTCCTTAAGCCCGAGCCATTTATCCGCCAGTTTAGCAATGGTGATATCTTTATTCACCACGCCGAACTGTTTCAGGTTTGGCGAGTCAGGAAACCGTTCCGCATAGTTAAAACTACCTGTCTTAATCAAAAAACAGACAGACGCCCGTAACTCACCTGCAATTTTGCGATTTTTAGGGGTGTCAGGCACCCCCAGATTTTCACGTACGCGCTTCCCTTTGTAGTGGAAGCAGATCCGGAGTTTACCTCCGTGGTTTTCAACGCCGGTTGGATAGGCCGGTTTAGCCATAATTCCTCCTGCGTCCAAGAGCTTCATCAGATTACATCCTCATCAGATTAAGTCAAAGATCGAAGTCCGGATCAGGCTGGTTTTTAATCCAGCGATTAATCTCCGGAATGTAGTACATACACTCGCTGGTGGGCTTCGGATGTCCGCCAGGGGCCACATGCTTGTACTCGCGACCGAGCAACCACGATTCTTTACGGGCACGTAGTATTGTTCCGGGCTTTAATCCGGTAGCCGCAATCAATAATTTTTCAGTGACCCAATCGTTGGGGACTATTTGATAGATAATTGTCTGCATACCAGCTCCTCACACCACGTTCAGTCCACGGCAGTGGCACCACACTTCAAACATTCGCTTAACCACTTCCCGGCAGTAGAATCCGTAATCGTCACGCGTCAGGTCATAGCGGTTCCCATACCTCCTGAGCACCCATATCTCAAATTCTTTGTTCATCTCCACCTCCCGTAGCCTGAACCGATCCCGTTACGCCCTGGTGTATGCCCGACGTGATAGCTATTGCAGAACTGACAGCGGTAAACGCCCATCAGCCCCTGATGTCCGTAACGTTTACGAATAATCCGGAGTTCAATCTGTGCACCGTCAGCAGTTTTATGTCTTTTTTTACATCCGCACTGTTTGCGTCTGAGACGGCGTTTGCTGGTCATTACTTCACCTCCACGCCGATCCCGGCGATAACACAACTTCGCTCGATCGCTTCTTTCACCTGGCGTTTATAGGTTTCAGGATGGAAAGTTTCGTTCTTTCCTGTACTGCTCCAGAACGCCTTTGAGCTGGTGTCTGGCAGGGTTATGGTCAACGGTTTACCTGAGGTGACAACGTTGCAATTTTGAAGCATGGCGGCGTTGTAACCATCGGCGAAAATATCAGCCTCTTCATCGTTCAGTTCAGCGCCCAGCCTGAAGGCAATATCTTTCGCTATTGATGCTGTAATTTGTTGTTTGAGCACGTTCATCGTGTCGCCTCCCGCGATACTGTTTTGTACGCGCGCAGCATATCGCGGGATTTACCGGACAAAACCGACTTCATGAAGAACATTCCACTACGGTTTGCAACTATTCCTGGTGTACAGAGCAGGGCGGCATCAACCACGCGGTTATGTTTCCGGAACTCAAACACAGTGCTGGTGATGACGATATTCGCCACAGCTCCGTAGTCCTGGTATTCGATTTTCATCCCAGATGCTCCCCAATAACTTTGATTGCATTATCACGGCAGCGCATCACAACGAATTCAGGATTGCCGTAAGTCGTGTTAATAACCGGATCGAACTGAAAACGTACCGCGCCATGTTCGCCGGACGGCTGCAGTTGCACGGGAATAAATTTCCGCTCGCGACCAAACATCTTCTCCGGATAACTGAGATATTTCGCCTGGATAACCGGATTGATGCTGAAATCCGCTTTTTTCGGGATCACTCGCTCCATATCCGGAAAAAGTCCGTCAACCAGTTTGATACCCGTGATTGAAATTCGGCGTTCGAATACGTCCCGGTGAATGGCAAACGCTTCTTTGTTGAATACCAGTTCTGTAGTTTCGGCTTTCGCCGGAACCGGTCCTTCGAACTGAACGATGATGTTTTTCTTCGTTCTGATGCCGTGCTCCATACGTAGTGCTACATGACCGTTGGTCGCCTCGATATACTTCGGGTTGATGTGAATTCCATTCAGGTAATAACGAACATCGTTTTTAGCAGCACACACCAGCGCTGCCCGAATGAGTTTCGACTGGATAATCATTATTTTTTCTCCCCAAAAAGTGATTTAAGGTCGATGCCGTAAACATCCAGCCATGCGTCAGCAGGCCATGACTTCACGCTGCCGTAGCGTTCGTCCGGCACAGATTCAGACAGCACGCCGTTTTCCTTGCACCAGCGGCGCAGCAGGAGGTAGGTAAACTCCCCTTTGCGTCCGGTGGCGTTTTCTACCTTGATGATGGTGGCGTGCTTAACGCTTTCGCCGAGTTGTTCCTCCAGCATGCGGCAGCGGCGTTTGGCGGCACTGAGCTTTCCGAGCGCTGAGGCTTCGCGCTTACGGCTGATTTGTGATTTAGTGCGTTCTGCGTGTTTAGCGCGCTCTTCTGCTGCAAGGCGACCCTGTTCAGATGCCATAGCAATCTGTAAGATTTCCATTGTGGAAAGTTCGCGTTGTACTGGCGCGGCAATCGCATCACGTTGAGTGAAGTAAAATTCCACCAGGTCTTCGTGGTAGCTCCACGCCTGATCGGTTTCCAGCATCTTTGCGTGGTTGGCCGCGCCGCGTTCGGTCCACAAAATAAGCGAGCGGGCATTTTTACCAACTAACCCTCTTAAAGAGGGTCTGTTCTTAATCTCTTGTAATTCAGGACCTTCCACCTTGAAGAAGTGCTTACCTTCAACGAATCGGGATTCGTTACGGGCGAAGTTATTAGCGAGCATTTTCTCAGTCGCACCATAACCCGCCGCCATCTGCTCAGTCGTCACTACGCGTTGCCCGCGATACTCGATGATTTGCGGGTCGCGGGCGGCTACTGGTGCTAATTCAGTTTTCATAGTCACGTTATTTAGCCTCTTTCAATTCAATACCGATGTGTTTTGCATAACGGCGCATGCTGCGATTCAGCGGCATCTGCACATTGCAGTCACCGGTACTGAACTGAGCTACAAAATGCCTGCACTGAGCATCTTCACGGGCTGCATCCCGCGTCAGTCGGTGACCCTGTGCCAGTGTTAAACCGCATAATCCCTGACGGGTCTTGCTGCTGCGTTTCTTTGCCATCTCCACTTCCCTCAATACGGTTTCTGCTTCATCAGTTCGTCCCACCGGACTGCCCATGCATCGTATTTCTCATTCCATTTTTGAATTTCACGTTTACGGGCCAGAATCAGGCGCAGGCGGCGAATGGTGCGCTGGTGAGCACGATGGTATGCGTCGGTGGTTTCGCCATGGCGCCATACCTGTTCGCCATGGTCCTGCTCAACCAGAAAATCAGGGTGGCGCTGCTTAAAGCCGGACCGTGTGAAAGAGTGTGATGTCAGAAAGTGGGCCAGCCAGCGGATCGCAGTGTCCCGGCTAAAACAGCGCTTCATGCGCCCGTGCCGGATAGCAGCGTAAAGGTCGCCGACTGGCGTATGGTGAATCTGTAATGCGAGGTCAATGGCGCTGGAGGTGCGGTTATCCAACATTTGATATCTCCTCAAAACGAATTCCTGCTTCACGAGCCATTTCGATAAAAGAGTCCAGAGAACAAACGTGTTCATCATCCAGAAGTTGCCGATCGCATATAACACGCCCGTTTTCGATATAAAGAACCACGCGCCCGGTGAAGTTCGGCAAAACGTGCAGATCGATATTCAGAACTGGTGGTGGGATCTGCATGCCGCAATACGTCATCATTTGCTGTGAGTTCATCAGTTAATTCCTCCGCTGAAATATTTCTCTTTTGCCCAGGTAATGACTTCACCGAGCAACTCATCAACAATAAGTTTTCCTGTCTCGGTCAGGTATTCCGTATGCCCGTTAATATCAAGGCAGTTCATATACGTACTGCGAATAAAAGAAGTGGATTCTGAAATTCCGTATTCACTGCACGCCTGTCTTTCAAAACGCATTAACAGTTTCAGCATTGATTTTTCGTCAAAGTCTATCTTCTGAATATCACCATCGGGCATATTAACGATGACACAGTGGCTACCTGTCTTACGTTTCATCCTCTCCAGTGCAGCAATTGCAATACGACGACGGTAAATTTCAATTGTGTTGTTTTTCACGGCGTTTTTCCTCTTCGTCCATCCAGACAGAAATATCTGATGAGATATTGAGGGCAAGACCCAGAAGTCTCTCAGCCTGGAGAGGGTTCATTTTTTTAAAGCTGATGTACATTAGATCCAGTAATTCATTAAGACTTCTGGCGGAGATCGCCGCGTCTTCAATGTTGTCATTTTCTTCCGGGTTCCACATATTTACCTCCCGTAAGCTTTGCGTAAAAACAATTCTGCAATAATGTTGTAGCCGGAGGCATGAAAGAGTTGGGCCGTTTTAAACGCAGCCTGGTCTTTGATGAAAGTCATGATTAACTCTCCCGTAAATTCAGGTTATAGATATCCCTGCCGTTTAAGGCACTGTTAATTTATTTAGTCCGGTTTTATTATTTAACTAAACTATTTAGTGTTGTATCTGCTTCTTTAATCGATTCTTCCACACCCTCGATCAGGGTGATGATGGCTGATATTAATGTCGCTTCGTAATCATCCCTTGAGCTTTCAAGCCATGCACCAAGCACAGCTTCAGCCTGTTTTACCCTGTTTCTGGCTGAGATTAAAGATATAGTCATTTATCCTTCCCCCTGTCTGCCTGCTCTTCAATAAGCCATGCATGCACTTCACCAGATAAGCGACGGATTAAAGTGATTACAGATGAAAATTCTGTTTCGCTCAACGTGTCCGGGTAGCTTTCGAACATTCGTAACAGACTTTCGACCTGGCATGCTTTTTCAGTTGCTTGTTCTAAAGAAATATCAGCCATGATTGCTACCTTGTGCGCCTGAGAGAAATGCCGCTGTCTGTGATATTTCTTCAGGTATGTTGAGTAGCGTTTTCATTTCTTTTCCTCCTGTGCATATGCGTGTGCAGAAGCTGCATACTGACGTGCAAAGTCGATAATCACATCACCAATTTCTTCGCATTCTTTATCAGAGCAAGACGTCATTAAATGTCCGCACTCAATAATGGCGCTGATACTTTTAAGTGCGTCTAACGGGACAAGGGAAAGTCCTTTGAAGGTTTTCATTCCACTATCTCCGGATTATTACCAGTCAGCAGCCATAGAGGATCGCATTTCAGGGCATTGGCTAGCGGGATAATCATGCTTGCTGGTGGTTCGGTAATGTCGCATTCCCAGTCGGAAATATGGTCGCTGTAGGTATTCAACTTGCGGGCGAGATCGGCTTCGGTGAGTCCGAAGTTCTCGCGGGCGAGCTGGATGCGGGAGCTTAGACGGGTAGAGCCATCGTCAGAAGTGTGCAATTCCGCATCAGTTTTTACACAAGCCTCATTGAGATATTGGAGTGCTATATCAATCAATTCATCAGCAAGTTGGCTGTACTGACAACTGGTGCTGAGTGTCCCAGCAGTAGAGATTATATTTAGCGAGTTTCTTACTACATCCTGTGGCATAAGGGACAACCCATTAAAGTCTTTCATTTCATCCTCGCTTCTATCTATAAGTTGTAATTGACTGCTGATACAAACTCTACAATTAAATATTGTCGATTACAATAATATAGGCGAAAAAAAACCGACAATTTCATGCCGGTTTGTTTATGTTAATGATATTATTGATTTTTATTTTTTATTCTCATGAGAGTGTCTTAGGAATTTCTCAATAAAGTCATTAATCTCTTTTAGTCTATGGCTAAAAACTCTCAGCATGTTTTTTCTCTCCTCTCCGGGAAGATCTCTATAAATATTAATAAGTTGTTCTTCATCTGGGGACAGGAGCACAGGTTTTGCACTGCTATGGAGCTCGTCTGCGTGACTGAATGATGTATTGATATAGAGACCCCGATCTTCCCTCTCTTCATAGGGAGTGAAAAACCAGTGAGCAGGCATGTTGGTTGCGCTCGACAATTTTTCCAAGGCGCTTTTGCGCGGTTCACCTAAGCCGTTACACCACCTTTGCACTGCCTGCGGAGTTACACCCATGCGCCTAGCTAGCTCGGATTGGCTATACCCGAGCTTGTTAAGCACTTCCTTTAAGCGTCTCTGAAAGACTGATTCAACTGAATTGTTCATGGTTCTGATTGTACCTCAGCTATTGAAAATTTAAATACAATATATTATTGTAATTTGAAAGCAAGTTACAATTTAGGATTGATATGAATACTGAGATTAAAGATAGGATCTTAAAACTCTCTAGCCAAAGCTCATTGGCTAAACGTATGGGGTGCAAGCAGCAGACGGTTAGTCTCTGGCTGAATAATGATGTACCAGCCAGTAAGGTGCTCGCTTTGTGCTCTTCCCTCAATTGGCGCATCACTCCACATGAGGTGCGCCCAGATCTGTACCCAAATCCCGCTGACGGACTTCCTGCGGAACCTAAAGCAACAACAGAGGTGTGACATGTCACGCGCTAACACGTCACCAGATCCGATTAAGACACTCGATATCGATTATCGCGATCCGCGAGGTGTTGTCGTGCACGTCACTGGGTGGAACCGGGAGAAGCAACAGGTGTATTTCACCAGACAGAATTACCCGCATGAATGCATGCAGCCAGTCTGGAAGTTTCAAAATTATTTCAGGAGGGTTGGGGAGTGAGCAATTTCTTACAGCTCGTTGATCGTCCAATAGCCTTTCAACGGTCCTTCGTTCGCCTTGGCGTGGGCATCACTGGTGCGTTGCTATTGTCTCAGATTGTCTACTGGCAGAACCGCATGGAAGGGCAATGGTTCTACAAAACCCAGGCAGATCTCGAAGAAGAGACTGGATTAACGCGTTACGAGCAAGAGGGCGCGCGTAAAAAGCTGGTTTCCTGTGGTGTACTGGAAGAAGCAAAGCGTGGCATCCCTGCGAAATTATATTTCAGAGTAAACCAGGAGCGTTTGGAAGAGCTCCTCATCGGTGAAAACCAGCATGCAGGTGTGGGGGAAATCAACAAACTAGGATGCGGAAATTCCGCAAACAGGGATGCGGAAAACCAGCATGCAGGTGTGGGGAAAACCAACGAGCAGTCATGTGGAAATTCCGCATCCATTCATACAGTAGATTACCAGGAGACTACACAGAAGATTAATACAGAGAATAAATCTCTTGGTGCATCGGCTGAAGCCGACACACCGAAAGTGAAATCTTCAACTGATTATTCTCCTGCATTCGAAGAAGCCTGGCAGGCATACCCAAAACGTAGCGGTGGAAATAACAAGCTAAGCGCATTCAAGGCCTGGAATGCACGTATTAAACAGGGCGTTCAACCAGAGACGATGCTGGAAGGGGTTAAGCGCTATGCAGCTTTCATGGCTTCTGAGGGAAAGATCGGTACTTCGTGCGTCAAGCAGGCGGCGACGTTCTTCGGGCCGGATAAACATTTCGATGAAGTATGGTTGGTAGAGACTCCGGCGAGCAAAGCTCCTACGCGACAAGACCAGTCTCGCTTCGAGTGGTACGCAAAGTCTGATGACGGCTCCGCTGAGGTGTTTATCAATCAGTCTGCGATCGATCGCATGAACCGTGGCGGGTATCGCCCATGAAGTTACTCCTCAAGCGTGTGCTGGTTGCCGGTTTTAGCCGTGGCTTTCTGCGCGAGGGATTCGTGACGTGGTGTTTTATCAAATTCGATTTACGGAGTATCTAATGGGCCCGGCTGAACTATCCGAAAAACTGTGGGACAACGCCGAGAGGGTGGCGAAATATCTGCTGCCTCGCGGGCATCTTGAAGGAAAAGAGTGGTGCGTGGGTAACACCAATGGCGATTCTGGCAAGAGCCTGAAAATTAACCTGAGCGGGAAAAAGGCGTGGTCAGATTTTGCCAGCGGCGACAGCGGCGATTTACTCGATTTGTGGGTGCTGGTGCGCAACTGCCAGTTGCATGATGCGATGCGTGAGGCAAAAGAATTTCTCGGTCTGAAGGACGACGATCACCATTTCGAGGCGAAGAAAAAAACATTCTCCCGTCCGACGAAGAAGGGCGTAAAAAAAGCGAACCATTGCTACGACTACCTGGCTACGCGTGGCATCACTCGCGAGACAGCGGATCTGTTTCGGGTATCTGATGCGGTGGTCTGGTATCACGACGAAAATCGCGAAGTACCCGCCGTGGCATTCCCGTACATCCGGAACGGCGAACTGCTGCAAGTAAAACGCATCGGTACTGAACGACCAAACGGCAAAAAGATAATTATGGCTGAGGCGGATTGTGAGCCATGTCTCTTTGGTTGGCAGGCCATGGACAAATCCACGCGTCTGGTCGTTCTGTGCGAAGGCGAGATTGACTGTATGACCTTCACGCAGCTTGGTTACGACGCGCTTTCTGTCCCCTTTGGTGGCGGCAAGGGTGCCAAACAGCAGTGGATTGAATACGAGTATCACAATCTCGATCGCTTCCAGGAAATCTGGCTTTGCCTGGACAACGACGACGTAGGTCGTGAAGCTGCAAAAGAAATTGCCAGACGTCTTGGTGAACATCGTTGCCGCATGGTTGAACTTCCGCACAAAGATATCAATGATTGCCTGATGAACGGCATGGACAGCGAATCCATTCTGGAATACATGGAGCGCGCTAAATTCTTCGATCCCGATGAGCTTTGCTCCGCAGGGGATTTGCTTCAGGAAACTATTGAGGCATTCGAACATCGGGATACTGGCCTGTTTACAAGCCCCTGGACTTCGCTGAATAACAACTTCAAGTTCCGTGCCGGTGAGCTGACCTTAGTCAATGGCGTAAATGGGCATGGCAAAACAGAGCTCGTTGGGCATATCGCCGTTGCTGCTATGGAGCAGGGGATCCGGACATGTATTGCATCACTGGAGCTTAAACCGGGGAAAATGTTGGCTCGTCTGACGCGCCAGACCATCTGCACAGCATCACCCAGACGCGAAGAAATTATTATGACAAATGAGTGGTTCTCCGACCGTCTTTGGGTCTTTAAACTCACAGGAACGGCAAAGGCAGGACGCCTTCTTGAAATATTCGCCTATGCCAGACGCCGCTACGGAATTGATTTATTCGTTATCGATAACCTGGCCAAATGCGGTCTTGATGAGGAGGACTACGGCGGGCAGAAAGAATTTATCGATACTCTGTGCGATTTTAAAAACGAACATAACTGTCATGTCCTGCTGGTTACGCACGCCCGTAAAACCAACGAAGCTGCGCCGACAGGAAAAATGGACGTTAAAGGCACTGGTGCATTAACTGACATGCCTGACAACGTAATGACCATCTGGCGCAATATTCCCCGCGAACTGGCGCAACGCAAAGCTGAGCGTATGGGGTATGAAAGTCTGGATAAGGACGAACAGACAGCTATTCAGATGCCGGCTTCGATGATTCGCCTACTCAAGCAACGAGAAGGGGAAGGGTGGGTGGGTGATATAGGTGCAAATTTTGATACCCGTTCACACCAGTTTCTTGAGGGTGAAAAGCAGCCATTTAATTACCTGGTCGGTAAGCCTCAGAGCGAGGTGGATCTGGAGTGGGAAGCAAGCAACGTTACGAGGTACTGAGCATGAAAAATAAATTAGCCACTATCGCAATGGAAAAATATATTCGCATCCACGAAGAAATTAAAAAACAGGAGCGCGAAAGTATTGCTAACGATCCAGACGGAATAGGTTGTGGGGCTGACGCGTATCTGTTTGAGGAATTGGCTGAGGCGCGTGATGAATTCTGTCGAACAGTTACACCATCTGATTATGCCGAGATGCTCAAGCAGGTAGCCTTGCAGCGGGATAACACATGTGAACTCATTCTGGAGAATATTGTGCTCAAGGCTGAGATTAATCGCCTCGGGGGGAATGCAAAAATTTTAGGCAATGTGGATTCTGAGGGGAAAGCATCATGAAGTTAGAATCATCGCTAAAACACTTCAGCCCGCAGGGTATGCACATCAGCGACGACGTGAAAGGAACCTCTCCGGATCGTCTCACCGGTACCGATATAATGGTCGCTATTGGAACAACCAGCAGCCGCGCCCGGTTCGGCCTGGCCGCTTTCTTCGGAAAGGCAGGCATCAGCAAAACGGATGAGCAACTGGCGGTTCAGGCGCTGGCGCGTCACGCGATGGATACTGCACCGAAGAACGTGCGCAAAGCTGCAGGTGGTGAATTTGGCTGGTGTATGCTGGTACTGGCGCAGTTTGCCTTTGCTGAGTATTCCCGTTCGGCAGCTACCAGCGTGACATGTCACACCTGCAAAGGCAGCGGGCGAATTACCCGGACGCAGACAACCCGCAAAGTGTCTTACCCGTGGGGGAAAGCGCCATACTGGGCCAGTAAGTCCCGCGCTGTCCGCCCGTCTGACTGGGCGAAATGGACAGAGGTAACGGAGATAGTGCCGGCAGTCTGTGAAGCTTGCGACGGTAAGGGAACAATAAGCGCCCGGTGCCGTTGTGGTGGTAAAGGTGAAGTGCTCGACCGCATTACGACGAAAGAAAGAGGTGTGCCGGTGTTCAAAACCTGTGAACGTTGTAGTGGCGAGGGTTATTCCAGAGTGTCTTCTGCGACCGTTCATCGCGCTATCCTTAAACGTCTTCCGGATCTCCACCAATCATCCTGGTCTCGCAACTGGAAGCCATTCTATGAAATGCTGGTTGATGTATTGTACAAAGGAGAGCGTCAGGCCGCATCAGAATTTGAGAAGGCAACAGCTTATTGATGTAATCGGAACAAATGGCGACAAGTTTTTGCACGATAAGGTTGACTTTGCATAAACTTGTCCTGTATGCTTCTAATCATGCAGAGTTACGCCTGTTGATTATTAATTCTAAATCACCCGCCACCGTGCGGGTTTTTTATGATTAATCTTGTATTCATGTTTCTTTAAGCTTGTTACGTTTGTGTGGGTGTTCAATCCATAGAATGCTAATGTCAGAATGATTTTTATAAAATGTTTTTGCTATTTCATAGGCGCAGTAATTGAGTGAATCAAAAGCATCCTCCCCACTTGAATGCATATATAAAGACAGGGCGTTATTGTTAATAGCATAATGTAGCCATACTCCACCGTAGTACCAGCACGTGATATCTTTATAATCGACAGTATTGGTTCCCTTGTTTTTATTCTTGTCATTCAGCCATTGTAGAAGTGTTTTTTCTGTATTCAGATTTGTATCTGAAGTGATAACAGCTTCCAGAAGGACATCATCCTGGCATGTACGTCTCCTGTACTCCCAACTATGACTGATTTTATAGTATCCTGGCATTTTTGTTCTCCTGATAGCGATGCAGTGTAATTTTTTACTTGCTGCCGATAAAAAATCCCGCTCAAGAAAAGTAAGCGGTCAGTAAATACTGAAGGTAAAGGGGCCTTGCTCCTGCCGTTACACAGGTAAACACCAGCCCATCAGCAGAAACCTGCAAGAAACTGACTGGTGGCAACCGTGTAACATCTCACAATTTATATGCCATTACTGTCAGGTATGAGCAGATAATTCTTAAAATGATAAACCAGCTAAATTATCATGTTATGTTACTGCTGCTACAGTGAATCCCCCTGTGCGGTGGGGTGTAATTGGTTATCAATGGAAACAGCTGTTTGTTTGCCACGCGAGTCACGGTATAGCCAGCCAAAGATTCACCGGGAGGCACCCGGCACTGCAGCATACTGATAACAAATATAGCGTGTCCCAAAGGCTCACTTCGGTGAGCCTTTTTTACAGGCGAAAAAAAGCCCGCTACAGAGAGCGGGCACCTGTATCGTCGCAAAATAATGCCAAAGAGATATAAGGTTCTACAAATGTTCCCGTAAAGAACATAGCCTTAATCAAAACTTATGTAAACTTCTATCCGTAGTGCAGTAGACCTTCTTGTTTCTTAGAGCGTGGAGGATGTCTGCTGTTAAAGTTATACTTTAGTAAACCAATAAAAACACAGTTATGGCGAATCCCCCTGAGCGGCGTGGCGACCAGTCAAATATATGTTCCTCGCGAACCATGTCGACTGGTATGTGGTTCACCGGGAGGCACCCGGCACCGTAACAACCGACCGCCACTGGCTCACCCGGACAGATTTCTAAGCTGTAGGTACGAGGTCCGATTTCCGCTGACCGCTCAAGTAAAAGTTTTTCAGTATGAGATGATGGGATTACCATAGTGACTGAAAGCGGCCTGAGTTTGCATGAGTGCTGGCTTATTGAATCAGTGTAATTTTCTGAAAATGATGCTGACAGGCTCTTCGCCATATAAAAGCCTGTATAGTATCACCGCTTATAACAGTGGAAGTATGTGTTGAATATCAGAACACTATTTTGTCAGTATTAGTATGTGGATGAGAGTGTTTATGATACAGGAGTTGAGCATGAAATCGGTTATAATGGCTTTGTTTCTGGTTCCGGGGTTATTCATGGCATCTGCTGGTGCAAAACAACCAGAGTCTGCAGCGGTTTACTCACCCGGGCGGGGCGTTTTATGTGATCAGTATTTTTGCGCTGACTCAACAGGTATTTCGTTTGTTCTGACAAAGCACTATGCAGGTTCTGTTCAGTTAAAAAAACTGAAATCTATGGGGGATTTTGATCGTACAGCATTTACTTTTTCAAATGGCATTTTTTGTGATGTAAAAGAAAGATTATGTCGACAGGACCGTTACTTTGGCAATGATGGTAAGCGCAGTGGCGTTGTCAATCAGCACTTTACCAAAATTCTATTTGGAAGTAAGTGATGTTTATAAAATGATATTTTGAATGGGCGCTGTTTTTTTGCAAAATTTTTGTGAAAAAATACTGACCTTTGGGCTCAACGCTCATTCAAAATTTACCTGATACTTCGTGTAGCTCCGCTGGTAACGCGGCGGTGGTCCATCGTTACAGGGCAAATTTCAGGCGGAAAAAAAACGCCAAGGGAAGAGGCGGGCAGTAAATACTGAATTTGAAAAAAAGGCTACTTCATCATCATTAGCAGGGGAGTCTGAACACTTGACCTGGTTATGCAGACATCAACAGCTTGCCTGACTTCATCGATTAAGTTAAACGGATAAATCTCAAATAAACCATGTAAACCACAGTGTTATTATGCAGGTGTTGCGGTGAATCCCGTTAGCACGGGGCAAATTGATCATCTACTTTTGTTAATCAACGTTGCAGCAGACATGAGCGCCGCGAGTCATGGCTGATCAACCAAAGGCTCACCGGGTAGCGATCGGCACTGCAGCACCTACTCTACTCATTACTTAAATCAAAGGCTACTTCGGTAGCCTTTTCTTTTTCCACTCACCCGATACCCGGGTAATTAGTCTCCCGGACAGGGGGAGGTCATGAAAATGCACTTTGATCCCCATTCAATGGACTCGCAATCTATTTTTGCTGGCTCACAATTACTGCCAATGGAAAAAACTTCTCATTTGGCTCTTGGCGTCGGATTTCGCTCTCACTTAGCATGAGTCCACGTCCGATTTCAGTTGCAGTTATTGTGAGCCAAAATTTGCGCTGATTGCGAGTCTGACTTTTTTCGATTGTGAGTCGTTACAGATAGCCGCCGGGCCAGACACCACAACGGTACCAGGTGGCGTTATGTGCTAGAAACCGAAATTCTTGAACATCTCATTACTACTCATATCGTTGGCTGGCGCACGGTTCATCGACTCCATCTGCTTGATCAACCCTATGCTAGCACCAACAGGCCCCCCGACGCTGAAACCGACGCTGCTGGAGCGGGTTTTGCTGGTGCTACTGCTGTGGGTTTGACTACGGGTGTTACAGTTGCTTTGGTGTGTCCGTGTGAGACCATTTTCGCTGAGCTGGCTATCTTCACTTTGGGTGCAGTTTCCCTGTGACTGGCTGTGACTGTCTCCTGTGGTGTGGTTGCGGCTATCCGTGTGCCACTCGCTATAGCCTCCCGCCGGCGCAATGATTCCGACCGATGTACCGTGGGTGGCATAGGGAGGCATGACCATGCCACTACAGCCACCGAGCAGCAACGCGGTGCCGACGATAAAAATGAACTTACCCAGAGCGGTGTTTTTCATTAGTTCCTACCTATTTCTTCTCGTTGGTTATTTCTATGCCCTGCCTTGGCAGGGCTCGCTATTATTCATTCTTCAACTGTGAGATCAAGTTATTTTAATTAAATCGGTATTATTCTTAATTGTGTTCTTTATGAAAAAGACTAATTTGTGATACAAATAAAGTTATATAGAATTATCCTTTCGGGGCCATGTATTCAATCCGGTGATTATCGTTTAGAATACCGACTCTTATCGCAGGATTTTTGATGCCTAAAGTCGATATGAAATGCCCATTTTGCGCGAAAATCGCACCTTTTAAAAAACATGTCCCGGCGGTACAGGGCATCAGCGTTACCGCTGTCAGCCAGGAAGGGACTGATAGCGAGAATGATTGTAAGCACTGCAGATTAATCAGGTCAATAGGGCTGCGTATTTACGTGGCCTTTTTCGTATTCAGGCTCACGGGTATCACTCATTGCGTGCTTTGTTGATAAATCCAGCCCGTGAAGCCTGATCCTATTTCCCCTCATTTCTGAGAGGACTCACATAACAAGAGGGGGCTTAATGTCCGAACCTGTATCCAGTGCGACAGTGTTGGCTGGTGGATTAATGGGGGCCAGTGTATTTGGTCTGGCAACCGGAACCGACTATGGTGTGGTATTCGGCGCTTTTGCCGGCGCGGTATTTTATGTCGCCACGGCAACCAACATCGGACGCATCAGGCTGGTCGCTTATTTTATCACGTCATTTATTGTGGGAGTGCTTGGCGCCGGGTTGATAGGTACTAAGCTTGCGGCAATAACGCATTATGAAAAACCACTGGATGCACTTGGCGCAGTGATTATTTCTGCAGTGTGTATAAAGTTTCTCACTTTTCTTAACAGTCAGGATCTGAACAGCCTGTTCAGTATTCTTTCTCGTATCAGGGGAGGGGGATCAAATGGTAGCAAATGACCCTTCTGCAGTTCTGAATGCCGTAATTTGTGGGGTTATAGTCATCGTTCTGATGTTTTACCGACGCGGTGATGCGACACACCGCCCCCTGATTTCGTTACTGGCCTATGTCATGGTGCTGGTATATGCCAGCGTCCCTTTCCGGTTTGTTTTTGGTTTATATGAATCATCCCACTGGCTGGTGGTGATGGTGAATATCCTTATCTGCGCTGCTGTGCTGTGGGCTCGCGGTAATGTGGCGCGTCTGGTTGATGCACTGAGGCACTGATGAATCAACAACAATTTCAGCAGGCGGCTGGTATTAGCGCCGGGCTTTCTGCACGCTGGTATCCACATATTACGGCGGCAATGAGCGAATTTGGTATTACTGCTCCACTGGATCAGGCCATGTTCATTGCTCAGGCGGGACATGAAAGCGCTGGTTTTACAAGGCTGGTGGAGAGCTTCAACTACAGTATCGCCGGGCTGACCGGATTCATCCGCGCCGGGAGAATCACTCCAGATCAGGCCAGTACTCTTGGACGAAAAGCCTGTGAGAAGGCGCTTCCGCTCGAGCGACAGCGTGCAATAGCTAATCTGGTATACAGCAAGCGAATGGGTAACAACGGGCCTGGCGACGGCTGGAACTACCGCGGGCGTGGACTTATCCAGATCACAGGTCTGAACAACTACCGTGATTGCGGTAACGGGATCAAAACTGAGCTCGTTGCCCATCCGGAGCTACTGGCACAGGATACGTATGCTGCCCGTAGTGCAGCGTGGTTCTTCGCGACTAAAGGGTGTCTGAAATATTCCGGCGACATGGTACGCGTTACACAGATAATCAACGGAGGGCAGAACGGCATCGGTGACAGGCGAGAGCGCTTTGAAAAAGCAAAATCGGTGCTGGTATGAATCTGTTATCTGCTCTTCTGAAAAGATACTGGTTGCAACTCTCAGTTGTCTTGCTGGTTGTTGTGCTGGCACTAGCTACCACTCATTACCGCGATAATGCAATCCACTACAAAAAGCAGCGTGATGATAAAGCTCTGGCGCTTGGTCTGGCAAATGCCACCATTGACGACATGCAGATTCGTCAGCGTGATGTTGCCGCCCTCGATGCCAGATATACGAAGGAACTCGCTGATGAACATGCTAAAAATGCTGATTTGCAGCGTCGCCTTGCTGCTGGTGGCCGGGTGCGCGTCGAAGGACGCTGTACTGTGCCAACCACAGCCAAAAGCGCTGGCACCAGCCGCGTGGGCAATGCTACCACCGTCGAACTCTCTCCAGTTGCTGGACGAAACGTTCTCGATATCCGCGCCGGAATTATCAGCGACCAGGAAAAACTGAAGTATTTGCAGGAGTATATCCGGACGCAGTGCAAATAAAAAATTCCCGCAGGACGGTTACGGTTCCGGCCTGCGGGGTGTCATAAAGAGCACAAAATGTCTTATAAGGGGATATACGGACATATGTCACATACCATGGTACTGAAGAAAAAGATCTCATGTATCAACGCAGCGTAACCAGACGTTAAAAACTGGCACACCTCATGAAAATAACCCAGTATTGACAGGATATAATGCTGCCTTTGTAGTCGAATGATTAAACAATTCTCTATTTATAAGAATAACTGCCATCATCGTTGATATATCAATGTGGATAAAATAAAACAAACTACTCTTGTTTTACCTCTGCCAGCCAATACCAGTATAAAGCAGAGGTTGCCAGTTATCCGGTTAGGTATAACTCTTCCTGGTGGCTCCTGAGAGTTGTGTTTTATCTGTTAGCTGATAGTAACCAAAGGCCGCATATTATGGCGGCCTTTTCTATTGCCATCACCATGGGCAGACTCATCGTAATGGCAATATCCACTCACGCGGATAAAGAGGTTCTCAGTGTCCGACATCTACCAAATTACCCCAATCACTCAAACAGGCGAAACCTTCACGGGCAAGATGTCACGACGTCAGCCTGAGTTGGTTAATGGCTTTGTTCCGCTGGCGACTGAAACATTGACAGCGAAGATTGCCGACATATTGGCGAGGGAATGTTACCCCTACTTCATGAACGGTCATAACCGGGCCACCAGACTTTAATCGCACTTTGTCTCCGCGATTCTATTTACTCATTTAAAATCCTTCTTAAAGGTTGCTCATGGCACTCACCGACAAACAAGATATGTTCTGTCGCGAGTACCTCATCGATTTAAACGCCACGCAAGCGGATATTCGGACGGGGTACAGCGCAAAGACAGCTAACCGTACCGCGTCCGAAAACATGTCAAAACCTGACATCCAATCCAGAATTGCTGAACTTAAAGCGCAACGCAATGATCTGATTGGCATAAATGCGACATACATCCTGAATCGTCTCGTTAAGATAGACCAGACGGACGTACTCGACATCCTCAAAGATAACATGAGCCTCAGGCCGTGAGTGCTAAAAGGCGTCTGTACTTCGTGGACCATATGATTAAGCAGGGGGAGCTGGTGGCTGACAATATTGAAGTTAAGTTGGATTTTGACGCTCAGGTCATTCAGCGCCAGCTCATACGTCTGGAAGAACATGAAATACCGTTTGCGATGGCGCTTACGGCAACCAGAACGGCTAAGGCGGCGCAGTTGGCGCTAAAGGATGAAATCAGCCGTGTGTTCGACAACCCGACACCGTGGATTTTGAACTCAACGTATATTCTGGCCGCTAAAAAAAACAATCCCAAAGCTGTTGTTTATGCTCGGGAGTGGGGCGGTACACCTGCGCCAACTACGCTAACGCCGCAGATTGAAGGGGGAGAGCGCCAATATAAGCGCTCTGAAGGTGCATTGAGGGCTGGTGGTTATCTGCCGAACGGCTGGCAGGTTGCCCCTGGCCCCGACGCAAAGCGGGATAAATACGGGAATATTAACCGGGGGCAATTGCAGCAGGTGCTGTCTGGCCTGCGCGTGCAGCGTGATGTGCATCAGAATCGCCGTCTGGGCAAGCCTACAGAATTTTTTGTTATTCGTCCTGGTACAAGTAACCCATTACAGCCTGGCGTGTGGCTGCGTGTGGGGCGTCGACCGTCGTTGATCTTAACGTTCATACAGAAGCCCAACTATTCGCAGCGGCTTGACTGGCACGGCGTTGCGCTTCGTGCTGGTGAGTCTGTTTTCCCTGATGAGGTTGCAAAGGCTATTGATGACATACTTGCTAAGACGTTCTCTCGCTAGCTCTCATGCTATTGCTGCATACGGTCGAGGCCTTGTGGTGCGCGGGCTTACCTGGTGGCTACGGGCTTGCCGCTGCATGCGGTTTCATGCCCCCGGCCCCCTTTGGGTCCTTCTGGCGAAAAGCGTTGAATGCGGGTCATTCGAACCCCGAGAATCGACTAGCTGAACGCCGGAAAAGTTAGGTTAAAAGTGATCGGTAAAAAGAATTGAATTATCTGATTGATTTATAGAAGGAAAATAGTGTTTTTAGCTGGTTTGCTAATGGTAAAAAGAAGATGGTTATTTATCTTAAATATCATCGAGTTACATCTGTTTTTTTAACCTTAAAAACAAAAGATTAAACAAAGCTCTTTATTTTCAGTCGGTTATATCTATTTTTTTACTCATTGCATCGATTTAGATCCTTTTTATCCATTAAAATGCAATAAAATCAGACAATTATGTTGTTCTCTTTTACCCTCCATGGGTAAAAAGATCCTCTAATTTCCTTTTTGTTTTCATTGGGTTACTCGGTTTTCTTTTACCGACTGACAATCGTGGTGAAAAAATGATGCTAAAAATCGAATATTTGCTGCGTGGCAAATTGCTTCGTTACGCTAAAAATTCACGAACTCACTCTGATGAGCAGGTGGATCAAATCGTCAACAGCATCCGGGAGTTTGGATTTACGAACCCTGTGCTGATCGACGAGGACAATGAAATTATTGCGGGGCATGGACGTCTGACTGCTGCTGAAGTTCTGGAGATAGAGAAGTTACCTGTCATCAGGCTAACGGGTCTTACACCAAAGCAAAAAAAAGCCTATCGCATTGCTGATAACAAGCTGGCATTAAATGCCGGATGGGATATGCAGCTGCTTGCCGAAGAAGTCAGTGAGCTGGTTGATAGCGATTTTGACATTGAGTTACTCGGATTTAGCGATTCTGAGATTGACGATATGTTAAATGTTGAGCCTCCCCCATCTGAGGAAGATGACGCGCCGCCGATCGTTCAGATTAAGTATCTCACCATTGATAAAGACCGTATCCCGGCAACTGATACAGAGATTGCGCTGTTACTGGATGTATACCGCCAGTACCACGATGCGCATGAGACCCATGAAGGGTTTGTGAAATACCTCGCTGACAGGTGCCAGTGATGGCCATCGTCAGTAAGTCAGAATTTGCGAGGCGAAAAGGCATCTCTCCGGCGATGGTCACAAAGTTATGTGCGTCTGGCCGGATACCTGTACTGAAAAGCGGAAAACTGGATTTTGATACAGCCAGTACTGCGTATGAGGCGAGTAAACAGGTTGGCCGGGAAGCCTCAGCCATTAACGGTAAAAAAGGCCACAGATCAACCGAGCCTGAACTACCCGGTGATGATGCTGGATTAGCTGGTGGTTCGACTGCCGTCGCTGCACAGTTCAATAAGGCCAAGACCGCAGAAAAGGTTTATCAGGCGAAATTAAAAAAGCTGGAGTACAAAGAAAAAGAAGGATCGCTTATAGCTAAAGATACCGTTGCTGATGATGCTTTTCTCGCTGCAAACGAGTTGAGAAGTCGGTTGTTTAGTATTGCTCCCCGTGCCGCCCCGCGCTGTGAGGGAAAAACGGCAAGGGAGATTGAACGCATCATTGAGGATGAGATTAATTTTGCGCTTCAGGCGCTTCAGGAATCCCGATTTATTAAGCAGGAAGAATAAACCGCATGGGCGAAACAGTATGGAGCACCGCGTTTTTCCGTGCGCTTCGCCCAAAATCACGGCTAACCGTTTCTGAGTGGGCCGATAAATATCGTCATGTGGCGCCGGGAACTTCTCCCGAGCCGGGGCCGTGGCGCACCAGTCGAGTACCTTACCTGCGTGAACCGATGGATGTTATTGGCGATGCTGATACTGAAACGGTAGTCATGCAGTGTAGTTCGCAGATTGGTAAATCAGAAATGCAGCTCAACGTGATGGGGTATTTTACCGATCAGGAACCCTCACCACAGCTGATGATTTACCCGACAGTTGAAGCAGCTGAAGCCTTTTCGAAAGAGCGTATCGATCCCACCTTTAAGTATTCTCCGGGGTTAAAGAATAAGCTCCGTGAAGGGAAAGAAGGTCGTGGCGCGGCTAAAAAGTCCAGCACTACGATCCGTATGAAACACTATGCGGGGGGGTATGTGGCGCTGGTTGGCGCTAACTCGCCAGCTGGTCTTGCTTCTCGTCCAATTCGAATATTGTTAGCTGATGAAATCGACCGTTACGGCGTGACGCAGGAAGGCGATCCATTAAAGCTGGGTATTCAACGAACGACAAACTTCCATAACCGCAAAAAAGTGTTTGTTTCTACCCCTGTGTTAGAAAAAACAAGCAACATTCATAAGTGGTTCAAGCTCTCGGATCAGCGTTATTACCATGTGCCTTGCCCCTGCTGCGGGGCTATGCAGGTACTGAAATGGTCGCAAGTGAAATGGGATAAGAACGACATGGGGGAAGCGTTGCCTGAAACGGCTCGCTACGAATGTCGTGAGTGTGGCGATGTTATCCGTGGACCAGGGAAGCCAGATGTTGACTGGCTGGCTAAAGGGGTCTGGATCCCGGAGCACCCCGAAATAAAAGGTATTGTCGGGTTTCATATCAGCAGTCTTTATTCTCCGTGGGTAGCATTGTCTGAGCTCGTAGCTGAGTTCGCCGAAGCGACAAAAAACCGCGATAAAAACGGCTTAATGGAATTCATCAACCTGAAGTTGGGTGAACCGTGGAAAGAGGACGCGAAAGAAGAAATTGACCATGAGTATCTTCTGCAGCGTCGTGTTCGGTATGAGGATTTTTTACCTGACGGCGTATTGCTTCTGACTGCGGGTGTTGATGTGCAGGATAGTTATCTGGCCGCTGAAGTTGTGGGATGGGGGAAAGGCAAGGAATCCTGGGGGATTGAATACAAAATATTCATGGGGGACCCTGCTCAATCTGCTGTCTGGCAGCAGCTGGATGAGTTTCTTCTCCGGTCGTGGCAATTCCGTGACGGCCAGCGCCTGTCGATAGCCGCTGCATGTGTTGACTCCGGCGGTCACTTCACAACAGAAACTTACCGGTTCACAAAACCCCGCGAATCTCGCCGAATTTACTCAATTAAGGGGCGCGGCGGTGTAGGGCTGCCATTCATTGGCAAACCGAATAATAACAACCGCATTGGTGCAATGCTGTTCAGTCTCGGCGTGGATGATGGGAAAGGCACTATTATCGCTCGCATCAAACTTCACGACCCAGGCCCCGGTTATATGCACTTCCCGGTCGATTCAGAGCGAGGGTATGACACTGAATACTTCAAAGGTTTGCTCTCAGAGAAGAAGGTCTTTGAATACAAAAATGGTCAGACAAAAGAGAAATGGGAAAAGATTTACAACCGAAATGAGCCACTCGACTGCCGTAACTATGCGTCTGCGGCGATGGAAATACTAAACCCCAACTTTGACTGGCTTGCCGGGCAGGAACAACGAGGAAACGTCTATGTTCAACAGCAACAGCAAAGCACGCAAAAAAAACGGCGACGAGTCAGAAGTCGCGGAGTTACCGCATAGGAGAAATATCAATGAGTTATGAGGCCATTTCGCTAACTGAAGCTCAAGAAATGCTGTCGGTCTGGAAAGAGGTATACCGGGCTATCGCAATCGGTGGACAGTCCTATAAGTTGGGAACAAGGCAGTTAAACAGAGCGGATCTTTCAGAAGTGAGAGAGCAGCTTGACTTCTGGCGTAATGAGGTCGAGCGGATGACTGCCGGTACTCGCCGCGGACCGCGTGTTAAACGCGTTGTAGTGAGAGATTTATGAACATTCTGGATAAGGTCATTGCACCGTTTTCACCTCAAAGAGCGCTAAACAGGGCTGTGGCAAGGAAGAAACTGGAAGCCATTAATAATTTAGGTTACGACCGCCACGGTGCAAGTACGCATAAGAAATCAATGCGCGGCTGGTTTAGTCGAGCTGGCTCGCCGGATGACGATATCGTTAAGCCACTGAATATATTGCGGGAACGTTCGCGTGATCTTTTTATGGGTAATCCTCTTGCGACAGGAGCCATAAAAACGATCCGAACCAATGTTGTTGGTTCAGGGCTAAAGCTCAACGCTAACATCGATGCTGAGCTTCTGGGCTTGTCACCGGAAGAAGCGAGATTATGGGAAAAGAATACGGAGCGTGAGTTCCGTCTATGGGCTGATTCAGTGAACTGTGACGCATCAAGAATGTGTACGTTTGGTCAGCTTCAATCACTGGTCCAGATATCGGCGTTGTCGTCTGGTGATGTGTTTGCCACGCTTCCTGTAATAAAACGGAAAGGGGTTATCTATGATTTGTGCGTTTACCTCATAGAAGGTGATCGCGTTTGTAATCCCGATACCACTGTTATCCCTGATATGTATGGCGGTATTGAACTAGGTGAATACGGCGATCCGGTTGCTTACTGGATTGCTAAGCACCACCCCGCGAGTACATCCAGCTTTGCCCAGAGGAAGTGGGAGCGAATACCGGCTTATGGCAAGAAAACGGGGCGGCGTAATGTTCTCCATGTCATGCAGGATTGGGAACGGCCTGGACAGCGGCGCGGTGTTCCTGTGTTGGCTCCAGTTATTGAAGCACTGAAGCAGTTGGGTCGCTACACAGATGCGGAGCTGGTCGCTGCGGTTGTTTCTGGGTTATTTACTGTATTCGTTAAAACGGAGGCTCCTGAAGGGCCAATAGGTGAGGCTGGTATTCCTCAATATGAGCAGATCGATAATCACGATGAAAATACGATCGAAATGGGGTCTGGATCTGTCATTAGCCTTGGTGATGGGGAGTCAGTAGACACAGCTAATCCTGGGCGACCTAACACTGCATTTGATGGTTTTGTCGTGGCTATTTGCCGCCAGATTGGTGCTGCGCTTGAATTGCCATACGAACTGCTGGTTAAACACTTCACAGCCAGCTATAGCGCCAGTCGTGCAGCTCTTCTGGAAGCCTGGAAGATGTTCAGGATGCGGCGAGAGTGGATGGTGTTGTCGTTCTGCCAGCCCATTTATGAGGAATGGTTATCTGAAGCAGTGGCGAAAGGCCGGGTTATCGCACCCGGCTTTTTTTATGGGCCTGAATATAAGGCGGCCTGGTGTGGCGCTCAGTGGTATGGCCCATCTCAGGGACAGCTCGATCCTCTGAAGGAAGTGAAGGCGGCGAAAATGCGCGTAGAAGAAACGTTCTCTACACGAGAGAAAGAAGCCGCTGAAATGTCCGGTTTGAACTGGGAAGAGGCCGCGCAGATTAGCGGAAGAGAAGAAGCTACGCGACGAGATCTGAAGCTGGCTAGTACGCCTGATGTACCTGAAAAACCTGATGAAGAGGAACTAAATGTCTAACTGGTGGAATATCAAAAACTCAGCGGGGGAAGATGATACCCCGGCTGAAATGCAACTCTACGGCTATATCGGGGAATGGGATGATATTTCTTCCGCTGAAGTCGTTAAGCAACTGAAGGACATCACGGCTAAAACCATTGTTGTCCGCATCAACAGCTATGGCGGCTCAGTTTTTACCGCGCAAGCGATACTCTCTTCCCTGAAGCGTCACCCGGCTAATGTCACCGTCTATATCGATGGTATAGCTGCATCGGCCGCAACCATCATTGCGATGGCCGGGGATAAAATCATCATACCGGCTAACGCAATGATGATGATCCATAACCCGTGGACGCTTGCCGCTGGTGACTCAGAAGAGCTTCGTAGCATCGCTGAAATGATGGATAAAGTCAGAAATAGCATCCTGGCCGCTTATCGTGAAAAAACGGGGCTTTCTGACGAAAAACTTATTGAGTTGATGGACGCCGAAACCTGGTTCAGTGCCGATGAAGCTGTTGAGCTGGGCTTTGCCGATGAAGTGGAACAGCCAATGCGCCTGGCCGCATCTCTTAACAACGGCGTTTTCTCCCTGAATGGTATGAGCTTTGACGCTTCCCGCTTTGCTCACCTACCTGATTCACTCGCCAAATTAACAGTACCGGATAACAAACAATCTGCGGTGCCGACCGCGCATAACGAGGAGGAGATCGTGGATCTCGAAACCCTGAAAAACAAACATCCTGATTTATATAACCAGGTATTCAATGCAGGTAAAGATGACGGTGTGAAGGCTGAACGTGATCGAATTAAGCAAATTGAGGATTCAGTTATTCCCGGGCATGACGAATTGGTCAACAAAGCCAAATTCGAAACAGGGGTATCTGCTGAAGCATTGGCTCTGGAAATTATGAACGCGGAGCGCGGCCGTAATGCCGCGTATCTGCAGAACAGAATGGATGATGCCGATCCGCTGAAAAAAGCCGTTGATACCCGGGCACCACAGAATAAGGGTGAGCAAGAGGTTGAAGCAGTGAAAAACAGCATTGGTTCGGCATTTCAAAATCGTAACAAGCGTTGAGGGGTAGGACATGCAGGAAACTTTTACTCATGAACCAGACAACCTGGTTATATCTGGCGCCATGCCAGCTGTACCAGTCAATATCAATGTAGCCAGCGGTGTTATTGAGCGCGGCACGTTGCTTTCCTTCGTCAGTATTGATCCCGCAACCAACGTAGTTACGGTTGCAGCGATTGACCTGACCAGTGCGAATGCGGAAGAAAAATTGCCGTTCTGTATTGCACAGCATCGTATCGATGCTTCTAAAAAAGCATGTCGTGGAAGTGCGTGGGCGACCGGAGTATTCAATAGTCGCAAAGTGATTCTGCCAGCTGGTGTAAAGGTTGCTGATGTATATCTGGCCTGCCGTAAGGTCGGTTTATTCCTCAACGATGCTATGCCTAACCCTGTGGCCTGAAGGAGCTGAATAAACATGCCAAATATTGATATTTTTGAACGTCGCACGATGCTGGAGCCGGTCATACAGAACTTTGAACCACGCCGCTTCCTTCTGCGTACATTTTTCCCTGGTATTTCGACCTTCAACACTGAAAAAGTGGATCTCGACTTTGTTCGCGGTGGTCGCACTATGGCGCCATTTGTTGGTAAAGGGTACGGCTCAAAAACGGTTGAGCGCCACGGTTTTGAAACAAAAACGTTACGGCCACCGCTCGTTGCACCTGATTTAGTTACTACTGCCGAGCATCTTCTTAATCGCCAGCCAGGTGAGAATATCTATAACTCTAAATCGCCACAGGAACGCGCCGTTGAGCAATTAGGTAAAGATCTGGTTGAACTGGATGATATGGTCAACCGTCGCGAAGAATGGATGTGTTCTCAGGTTCTTTTCAGCGGTATGGTTGAAATCGTCGGTACTGGTGTAGAAGAAACAGTATATTTCTGGCCGGATAATGATGCTGATAAACCGTATCTTGAACTGACTGGTGATGACCTCTGGACATCGGCTGCATCTGATCCACTGGTCAATGTGCGCAACTGGAAGCGTAAGGTGTCATTAACATCTGGTTTTACCCCGCGCGTTGCAGTCATGGGGGCTAAAGTTGTTGATGCCTTCGTTGCAAACGAAGCTATCAGTAAGTACCTGGATAACCGCCGTAAGGAGTTAGGTAAGATTGATCCTAAAGATCTGGAAGAGGGCGTTACATTTTACGGTACCATCGAAGGCGTTGATTTCTATGGCTACGATGAACTGGTTTACAACGACGTAAGCGGAAAAACAGAACCGTTGGTACCTGAAGATAAAATTCTTCTCGGTGCGCCGGGACGCGGTGAAATGCTCTATGGGGCCGTTGTACTGGCCGATGAAGCGGAAAAAAGCTTCACGCTGGTGGAATCACCTCGTGTTCCCGATACCTGGGTAAGCCGAAAACCAGAAGGGCGTTTTGTCGCGATGAAGTCTGCGCCGTTGCCTAACCCCGGCGTGGCGGATGCTTATCTGGTTGCTAAGGTGGTGTAAATGGCCCGTTTAGTTAAAAACATCGATACCCGTCAATACGGCTCGCTTAAAGCGGGCCGTTTGCTTGATGGGGTTTTGCCAGAATCAAAAATTGCTGAGCTAATCGCTTCAGGTCACGCTAAAGCGACTGATGGCGACGAACCCCTCACTGATACCGGAAAAAACGCTGAGAACGCCGCTGAAGCGTTTGAAATGGCATTCAAGCGGGGTTATCGGCATGGTTATGCTGCTGCGGTAAATGATGCTGTTGATGAGGGGCTAATCAGCGCGGAAGAGGCTGGCACTTGTATTTTCAATGTTAGCGAGATCGATACAGATATCGCTAACACGAATATCAATACAGGTGTTTCTGGTGGAGATAACACCAATTCTTCCGATAGCGTTGCAGAGGAAGGCATAAAGCCAGAAAAGACCCCGGCTAAGGTTCCAGAGAAGGGAAAAAAATCAAAGGCGTAACACGCGATGAACTCTTTTAAAGAGATAATGGCGCAGGATATTTCTGCGGTATTTATGAATGAGAGAGAGTTTGCTGACACCTACAACATTGACGGCAAGGACATCCTTGCCGTTCTGGATACAGACCTCGTTCACGAACGTAATAAGCGCTCATATGCTGAGTTTGCTGAGGGTGTAAATCAGGGGCAAATAACGCTATTTGCTTCGCGTAATGATTTTGCTCACGTTCCTGTTAAGGACCAATTAATGGTTATTAACGGTCGTAGCTATGTTGTGAATGAGGCCGCAGATAATTCAGGGGTGTTAGAAATAACTCTGACTATCAATACGAACAGAGGTATGCCAATTTGAGCAATCTGTTGATTGATGCAATAAAAAGCCTGTTAGAGAAAGAGATTTGCCCTAACCTGTTGATACAGGGGCCTCCAGAGGATGAGAGGGATACTAACGTCAAGTTGTATGTTCCCACTATCTTCAAAGGTTTTTTACCACCAAAATCAGCGCCAGACCCAAATAAACAACCAGAGTTTCCTCACATTATTATCCGACCTACAGAAGGGGGAATGCAGCCTGACATGGATACTGTTCGGGTGAAATTCCTGCTTGGAGGTTTTTGTGAAGATCCGACCGGATACGAATGGTTAATGATTGTTCTTGGTCGAATGGCTAAAAATTTTCAGGAAAACCCTGTTCTGGATATGCAGTATGAATTTCAGAACGATATCCACTGGAAGTTGTTCGATGATCAGCCATATCCTTTTTGGGTAATGGAGGCGATTGGTTCCTGGTCAGTAATTAAACCTCAAAATACTCAATTTCAGGACGATCTCTAATGACTACTGAGAAAAAAACCGCGAAAGCGGCGGGCGCGGCTACGCCAAAAAAAGAAAATATCCCGACATTAATTTATATCGGGCCAACAATTCCTCAAATTTCATTGCTGAAGCACAGAATATATCGGAATGGTTTGTCGGTGGAGTGTGAAAAGCTGATAAGTGTTATTCCAGGTGCTAAACAACTCTTTGTTACTACTGCTGATTTTGCTGATGCAGAAAAGCGGCTTAGCGATAAAACCAGTGTTGAAGCTGTGATGTATTCGCGTGTTTTTGCAGCGATGAAGGAGATTAATTAATGGGCTACCGTCACGGTATTTATACATCTGAAATACCTACTTCAATTACACCTCCAGTAAACGTTAGTGCGGGGTTAATTGTTGCGTTTGGTACTTCTCCAGTAAACCAGCTTGATAATCCATCATCTGCGGTTAATAAACCGGTTATTGCATACACCTATGCCGAAGCCGTTTCAAAGATAGGTTTCAGCACTAACTTTGAAAAATATACTTTGAGCGAAGTGATTAAGGTCGCTTTTGGTATCTATGGCGTGGCTCCGGTTGTGTTTATCAATGTACTGGACCCGGCAAAACACAAAACAGACGTTGTCGATGAAGCCGTCAAACTTTCAGGCGGTAAGGCAACGCTGGCTAAGGATGGGGTTCTCTACGACTCTGTTGTTGTAAAAAGTGCTGCGTCCGATGCGGCCGTTCTTGTTGTTGATACCGACTATATTCTTGCTCTTGATGACGATGGGTATACGGTTATTACCGCAATCACTGGTGGGGCTATCAAGGATAAAGATGCAGCGCTAACCGTAAGTTATACACACCTTGATCCTGATGCAGTGACCAAAGATGACATTATCGGCGGTGTTGATCTTAACACTAAGTTAAGTACCGGCCTTGAGCTGCTTGCTGACGTTTACCCGCGCTTTAAACTGGTTCCCGGCCAGGTGATTGCGCCTGGATTTAGTACGGACAGTGAAGTTGGCCAGTTAATGGCGACTAAATCCGCGATGATAAGCGAGCTGTTTAAAGCTGAAGCGTTAACTGACGCCCCAACCGATACGGCGATAATCAGTGATTACTCAGCGGTACCGGAATGGAAGCAGAACAATAACCAGCTTGCCGCGAACCAGACTGTATGTTGGCCGATGGTGAAGCTGGGAGACACCATTTATTACCACTCCACTCATCTGGCAGCTGCAACATGTCTGATGGACAGTAAAAACGGTGATGTTCCTTCACGTTCTCCGTCGAATATCACATTGCAAATGGATGGTGCTGTTCGTAAAGATGGCTCAGAGGTTTGGTTGAATAACAGTCAGGCCAACTATCTGAACGGTCAGGGGATCGTAACCAGCCTTAATTTTGATGGCTGGAAATCCTGGGGAAACCGCACCGCAATTTATCCAAAAAATACAGACCCGAAAGACGCGTTTCGTGTCGGGCGCCGAATGTTTAACTGGACAGGGAATACGCTAATTTTGACACACTGGGCAAAAATAGATGACCCTGCTAACCGACGGCTTATTGAGTCAGTCGTTACCAGCGCTAATATCTGGTTTAACGGTCTTACCGGGAATCAGGACATTGCTGGCGGTAAGGTCGAATTTAATCAGGCTGAAAATCCGACGACGGCGTTGATGGATGGGATCGTTAAATTCCATGTGAAATTTACTCCATACTCTCCGGCGCGAGATATAGAGTTTATTATGGAATATAACCCCGACTATTTATTGAATCTGTTTGGCTCAGCTAATTAACAGGGGGTTGTTTTGAGTAATCAAATTCCAGAACGTTTAATTAACTTCACCGTTTATGGTGAAGGTAGCCGTATTATTGGCATAGCTGATGCTAAATTACCGTCCATTGAAATGATGACAGAGACAGTTTCAGGTGCCGGAATTGCAGGTGAAATTGAAACCGGGACGCTCGGACACTTCAAATCAATGAGTGTTTCGCTGAAATGGCGAACATTAACAGCTGATGGTACAAACCTGTTTCTTTCTTCATCGCATCAGGTGGATTTCAGGGGGAGTCAGCAGGTCTACGATGCGGGAACCGGTAAATATAAAACCGTACCAATCCGCGCTTCAATGAAGCTGAATCCTAAGAAATTAGATCTTGGTTCGTTACAGGTATCAAAAGCGACTGATACTGAAAATGAATTTGAGGTTCTGTATCTCAAATTATTTATTAACGGAAAGGAAGTTCTTGAAATAGATAAGTTGAACTATATCTGCATCTTTAATGGCGAAGATATCCTTCAGACTGTTCGTGATGATTTAGGGCTCTAAGGGGATAAGATGGAAATTATTGAATTAAGTAAAGAGTATCGTTTTGAAGATTATGAACCAACGTCAAAAATAGTTCTTAACCTGGACGAGTTGAAGGGGGCGGATATTTTAGAAGTGACTGACGTATTACAGGCTCAGGGGCATGTTTCTGCTTCAGCTGCATTAGATAATAAAGTCCAGGCTGCGTTAGCTGCTCGCTGTCTGGATCGTCCGGTTGAGTATATTAACGGCTTGCCAGCGCGTGACTTCGTGAAAATCTGCCAGAGGGTACAAAGTTTTTTGCTGGCGTAGGGTTCGATCCACGCACCCCAATGGATAAGCAAGTCATGAGGGCCGCTCGTTCCCTCTCTCAATCAGAACAATTCACACCGATTTCATACTGGCTCTCGCTTCGGCTGAGTCGCCTTATCGCCTGGATTGAGCTGTTTAATGAGGATAATAAATAATGGCCAGCAATAAGAACTTTCAGCTGGCTTTTGAAATAGGCGGCAAAGTTGCCGCCTCTCTCCCAAAGAGTTTTAACGTTGCTCATCAGGCAGTGGCGAAACTTAACTCTGAGTTAACCGATCTCAGAAAAGACCAGGGCGAGGTTCAAAAGCTTCAGGCGATGAAAGCCAGGGTCGGGCAGACGGCGCTTGAATACCATAAAGCGGCCGCTCGCGTGGAAGAGCTGCAGCGGCAGATAAGTAATACCGAGAACCCAACCCGGGCGATGATCCGGGAGTTTGAAAGGGCAAAAACTCAGTCATCAAATTTACGCACATCGTTACGTTCACAGCGTGACGAACTCGCTTCGCTGAAAAACGCCTACGGTGGGGCTGATACATCAGCTAAGGGGCTGACAGCTCGTGAAAAAGGGCTGAAACTCAGCATTGATCGCAATCGTGAAGCTCAGTCTCGCAGCGTAGAGCAGGTAATCCGCTATAAAACAGCACTGGCTCAGGCCAGGACTACTATTCTGGATGCAAAACGGGCTCAGGATGAACTCAACCGTTCGCTGGAGAAACGCCGCGAGCTGAAAATGGAACAGCTCGGAGAAGCCAAAGGCCAGTTAGTCAGATCTGGTGTACAGACTACAGCTGTAGCTGCCGGGGTATTTGCTGCGGCCAATAACACGGCTAATTTTAACCGTGAGAACAAAATGATCGGCCTGACAGCCGATATGAAGCCAGCTGAGGTTCAGGCTATGGGCCAGGCGATGCTTGTCACCGGGGCTGCGACAAACCAGTTTGCGTCTGATATTCAGGCGGCTCAGGGCTTCCTGGTTGCAGCTGGTCAGGATTACAAAGAAGCTCAGGCTAACCTTCTGACAATAGGGCGTACTGCGACTGCAACCGGCTCAGACATACTCGATGTTTCCAAAGCATCCTTTACACTCAGCGATGCTCTTAAAATCGATCCCTCTCAAATGAAAACAGCTATGGGGATTCTGGTTCAGGCGGGTAAAGAGGGGAACTTCGAATTTAAGGATATGGCCAAAAATCTTCCTGTTCTTGGCGCCCAGTTCCAGGCCTTGAAAATGGGAGGGAATGAGGCTGCAGCAACAATGGGGGCTGCACTACAGATAGCCCGTAAGGGGGCATCAACCTCTGATGAAGCCGCCAACAACATGAATAACTTTATGGCGAAAATCCTTTCGCCTGAAACGCTGAAGAAGGCTCAAAAGAACTTTGGCGTTGATATGTACAAAATCGTTACTTCCGCACAAAAGAAAGGACAGAACCCGTTTGAAGCGGCAATGAAGTCTGTCATCAAAATGACCAAAAATGGCGATCAGAAATTACTGGGTGAGCTTTTTGGTGATATGCAGGTGCAGAACTTTGTCCGGCCAATGATCCAGAACTGGGAAGAATACCGACGGATTAAGGAAACCTCTCTTGGTGCTGGTGGTGCTGTTGTTGATCGCGATTTTGCGAATATCACCAAAGATAATGCGGAGCGTTTAAAGCAGCTCCGCATTCAGGCCAGTAATGCCGCACTGAGCTTTGGCCAGGCACTACAACCAGCATTAAACGCGGCGCTTGGTGTCCTGGTGCCATTGCTTACTAAAGTCAGTGAGTTTGTCGCAAATAACCCCAATCTGGTATCGCAGATTGTATTGACGGCCGGGGCGTTACTGGCAATGAGAACCGCGGTTATTGCCTGTCGTGTGGCGATGCTGGCGCTGTCTGTAGCAACAAAAATGACTCCTTTTGGCTGGATACAGCTGGCTATATCAGCTCTCGTTGCGGCCGGGGTTTTGCTCTATCAGAACTGGGACAAGATCAAGGCCTGTGCGGTAAAGGTGTGGCCAACAATCAGGGAATATGGCGTTAAGGCTCTTGAAGGACTGAAATTTGTATTCATGAATTTTACGCCTGTTGGCTGGCTGGTACAGGCCTTCAAAGCGGGGGCTGACATACTTAACACCATCAACTGGCGCGACTCCGGGGCTAAAATTATTGAAACCCTGATCACCGGTATTAAATCGAAAGCCAATGCTCTGGTTGATGAGGTGAAGGGTGTTTTTGCGACCGTTCGTGAGTACCTGCCATTTTCTGACGCAAAGCGCGGGCCATTCTCTCAACTGACTAAATCCGGTGGCGCAATAATGGCCACGCTGGCCTCTGGAGTTAACGGGAGTAACAGCCTCCAGACTGCAATTTCAGGTAAGTTCGGGCAGACCCGCTTTTCTCCTCATGGAATATCAGTTGCAGGAGGCCTGTCATCTCGCTCGGGAGCCTCCGGGGGCGCCGTCATACCGCCTGGTGGGATTACATACGCACCAGTGATTAATCTTCCCCCTGGTTCACCAAAGGAAACAGAAGCGGCTGTACAGAGGGCGCTGGACGCGGGTTACTCAGATTTTGAGAAGAAAATGAGCGCCCACCTTTTTCAGAGTCGGAGGTTAAGCTTTGGATAATTACAGGACCATACAGGGCGATGCCTGGGACAGCATTGCCGCCAGACTATATGGAAATGAATATCTGTCTTATCTGCTTGTTGATGCCAACCCAAAGCACCGTTTAACGGTGCTTTTTTCTGCCGGAGTCATCCTGACTGTTCCTGATGCACCTGCAAAGCCGGCAACCGTGAATAACCTGCCACCGTGGAAGCGAAACAGTGTTACGTAAAACTCTTTTTGACGTGATTTACCAGAATATGGATATCACGGCTGACATGCAGCCTGACATTCTCTCAATATCGTATACCGATAATGAGGACGGCCAGGTTGATGACATCGCTATTACGCTGAAGAACGACGACGGGAAATGGTCTGGCGACTGGTCACCTGAAAAAGGGGACTTTATTCGTCTTGTCTTTAAGCCATTCAATCAGATAGCGCTGGAGTGTGGCAGTTTTCAGGTTGATGGTATCACATCGTCTGGCCCTCCTTCTGTTGTTGAGGTTAGCGCGGTATCTGTACCCGTAGCCGCTGGTGTACGCCGTGATTTGAAAAGTAACGCCTGGGAGAAAACTACGCTCAGGGATATCGCTACATCAATAGCGAAGCTGGCCAACCTTGAGCTGATGTTTCTTATCGATGAGGGCAGCAATCCATATTACGAACGTGAAGACCAGATGGAGGAAAGCGACTTAAAGTTTCTCCATCGTCTTTGTCAGGATGAAGGCGTGTCCTTAAAAGTTACGGATAGTCAGCTTGTGATATTTGCTCAGGAAATGTTTGAGGAAAAAGAGCCAATAGCAACCCTGACGCTGGGTGTTGATGAAATTATTCGTTATTCCTTCAGTGCTCAATCTTCTGATTTGTATAAGAGCTGCACCTGCAAATATCGGGTACCTAAAAAAAGAAAATCACTGGCGTATACCTGGGAAGATCCTTCTGTTGAAGATGGCGCCAACCTCAAAATCAGAAAACTGGTCGCAAACCTCGATGAGGCGAAGCGTAAAGCGAAAGCGGCGTTGAGATTAAAAAACCGATATCAGAATACCGGTTCTTTGGTGTTGCCTGGTGATACCCGACTTATTGCAGGCGTCACGCTCAATTTAGCCGGGTTTGGTAAATTTTCTGGTAAGTATCTGGTTTCAAAAGCAACTCATGCCATTAGTAACGGAGGGTATACCACATCGGCTGATATTCGTAGAGTCATTGAAGGATACTGAATGAGCGATTTAGAAACATTGATTCGCCAGCTTATCCGGGTTGGTGTGGTGTCTGATATTGATGAAAAAGGAGTGACGGCCAGAGTCACTTTTGATGATCAGGACAATGTGACCTCAGCCAGTTTGCAGGTCATTGTGAAAAATACGGATGAGAATGCTGATTACTGGATGCCTGATGTTGGTGAGCAGGTTTTATGCCTGTTTTTTCCCGTTGGACCGCAGCAGGGTTTTATCCTTGGCAGCTTTTACGATGAAACGCATACCCCTCCTGCAAATACCGTAAACAAGCGCGTTATCAGATTCAGGAACGGAACCCGTATTGAGAATGACAGGGAATCAAATTCATTGCTGGTTGATGCTGTTGGTGATGTGACGGTTAAAGCCACAGGAACCGTCACGATTGATGCGCCGGAAACCATCATAACGGGTAATGCCACAGTGAAAGGTCTGCTTACCTATCTTGGTGGCCTGAAAGGTAGCTCTGAAGGTGGAACTGCTGCGGATATTCAGGGTGAGATTAAGGTTACGAGTGGAGATGTAGTAGTGGACGGTATTGGCGTTAAAAAACACCACCATGACACACAAGGGGAATATGCCCCTACATCGGAGGCAAAAGCGTGATTGTTGGCATGTATGGATCAATGCCGTTTGTGGCGTCGTCAATGGTGGTGAATACGTTCGCCAATTTTAAACGTACATCAAAACGCCGCCTGGCCCGACATGAGGTTATCGGCCTCAAACCGGTTCTGGAGGATATTGGGCCGGATCTCGATGAAGTGAGTTTTACCATGCGCCTTGATACAACGCTTGGTGTAGTGCCGCTGGCTGCGTTGTCATTACTGCGATTTATGCATAATGCACAGGAGGTTAACCCGGTTGTCATTGGTATCCAGTATTTCGGAAATTTTGTGATTTCTGACATTGATGAAGGCTGGACGTATCTGGGCCCGACAGGAAACCCCCGGGTGATTAATGTGGGTATCAAACTACTGGAGTCGGGTCAGGCCTCGCTCGCCGAAGCATTGGTAGATATTGCGGGTGATGTTGAATCTAAAACTAAAGGTGCATTAGGAAAATTATTATGAGCAAAGACACCTGGCCAGTATCAGCGTCTTCGTATCGTATTAACTGGGCGCCACAAACTGTTGTTGAAGAAGTTCTGCAGAATGTCTCGACAATTCTTGCCACTCAGCCTGGTACGGTCCCCTATTCACGGAAACTGGGGGTCACGTCCGGTCTGGTGGATAGCCAGGCACCTGTTTTTATTGCTATGGCCACGCGAGAGATTATTCAGAAAGTCAGTGAGTTTGAACCTCGCGCGATTATCCATTCAGTCAGTTTTGACAAGGCGAATGCTTCAGATGGCGTTATACGGCCGAAACTGGTTATAGGAGTCAAAAGATGAATTTACCTCGAGGGGGGTTGCCTGATATTACCTTTGCGGACTCTGATCCTTCACAAATCGTTACCCGGGCTATAAGAGGATTCGAGGCAATCACAGGTGAAACACTGGCGCCAGCAGATCCGCGGCGCCTTTTTATTCAGTCGCTGTGCTCAGTGATTGTTCAGCAGCGCAAGGCTATTGATTATTCAGCAAAGCAAAACCTGCTGTCATATGCTACAGAAGGTAGTCTCGATCATCTTGGTTATATGACAGATACTCCAAGGCTTGAGGCTCAGTCGGCCCTCACTACGTTTGAATTCAGGTTATCAACAGTATTGACGGGAGCTTATACCATCCCGGCAGGTACACAGATTACGACCGGGAATAATGTTATTTTTCAGACTGATGTTTTAACAGAAATCCCGCCTGGTTCGCTGAGTGGGACAGTCTCAGGACATGCTCTGGTGCCTGGTGTCTCAGGTAATGGTTTTTTACCCGGCCAGATTAATGCACTGATAACGCCTCTCCCCTATGTGGCCAGCGTCAGTAATCTGACGGAATCGAATTCTGGAGCTGATCAAGAGGATGATGATAACTATGCTGAGCGCATTCAGCTGTCACCGGAAAAACTTTCGACGGCAGGGCCCGAGGATTCCTATAAATACTGGACAAGAACCGCTAACCAGAACATCAAAGATGTGAATGTTTATACGCCTGCGGCCGGAACTGTTGAGATTCGTTGTCTGCTTAAGAACGGTGACATTCCATCTGATGAGCTTCTGGAACAGATAGGTAATGTTCTTTCCGCCACTAATATCAGACCGTTTACTGATCATGTGATACCCAAAAAGCCAGACAAGGTTGATTATGATATTTCGATAAAATACTGGATAAGTACAGATGATAAAAGCAGGGCTACTTTAATTCAAAGTGAAGTCAGTAAGGCACTTGAAGAATATAAGTTGTGGCAGCGTTCTGTTATGGGGCGAGATATTAACCCTGATGAAATAATATCGAGATTTAAAAATGCAGGGGCTAAACGCCTTGAAATAACCAGTCCGGTATTTACTGTAATTAGTGAAATTCAGGCGGCAAGAGAAAGAAATATAGCATGTACATATGAAGGGTTAGAAGATGGTTGATATCTCAGACATTAGTTTGCTGGATGTATTACCTCAGAATTTAGCTCAAAACCCTGATGTGATAGCCATGTCAAAAGCTATCGATGACGAACTACATGCAATTAATAAATTAATCCCTAAAACCACTATATATGGGCTAATTGATGGTCTTGAATCTGCGGTTCTCGACCATCTTGCATGGCAGTGGAACTCTGACACATGGCGGGATAACTGGCCTGTTTCTCTCAAACGCTCAGTTTTTAAATCCATTATCAGGGCTAAGCGCATAAAAGGGACCAGAGCGGCCGTTGAAGACGTTGTCAGCAGTCTTGGCGGTGTCGTTGATATCAAGGAGTGGTTCGAACAGTCGCCTCGTGGAGAACCATACACGGCTTCTATTGTTGCTTCAATTAACTCCTTTGATGGTGCTGTACCTTCGAAGGAGATGCTTGATGATGTAATAAGGAGCATAAAATACGCTAAGTCAGCCAGAACATTATATTCATTCTCACAGGCGGCTAATGTTTCAGGCGGTATTAGTATTGCTGGTGGTCTTCAGTCTGTATCGTATGTTCGGTTGACCGGAGAGGGTTAATAATTACCTTCTTAAATATTTATCTTTTCTAAAATTATTTAGTGACGGACTAAAATGGATAAATTAATATTCACAATAACTGACGCCGGGCGTCAGGCAATTATTAATGCCTCGAATACCGGGACCGAGAAGGTTGAAATAAAATCAGTTGGAATAGGTTCCAGTTATTATATTACCTCACCTGAACAAACTGATATTCATGATGAAATTAAACGAATAACTAGTATCGGTGGGGCGGTGATATCACCTGATACAATTCATGTATCAGCTAAAGATGACTCTCCTGATGAGTATGTTGTGCACACAGTTGGATTGTATACGGATAAAAATATACTCTTTGCCGTTTACTCCAGACGAATGCCGATAATTAATAAATCATCAGCAACCGTTATGTTGATTTCCAGTGATATTACGTTTAAGTCGCTGGATACAGCAAATATCACATTTGGGGATGTTGTATTTATTAACCCTCCGGCATCAGAAAGCGTTGTTGGGGTTTCCCGATTTGCGACCGCTGAAGAGGTTGAGGAAGGTCTGGACCCTGCTATTGCTGTCTCGGCGAAGCGCCTGAAAGGTGAGCTGGATAAGAAAGCAAATTTAGATAGCCCAGACCTTACAGGAACGCCTACAGCGCCAACGACCGCTGAATCTGATAATTCACAAAAGATAGCGACTACCGCGTTTATAAAACAGGTTCTGCTTGCTTACGCTAAGCTGGCCAGCCCTAATTTCACAGGGAAACCTACAGCTCCAACTGCTGATCAGAGTTCTAATGACACCCAACTTGCAACAACGGCATTTGTCAGATCGGCTATTGCAGCGCTTGTCGACTCATCTCCAGGGGCGCTGGATACTCTTAATGAGCTGGCTGCAGCGTTAGGTGATGACCCTAACTTTGCAACCACAATGACCAATGCATTAGCGGGTAAGCAGCCCCTTGATGGTACATTGACGAATCTGAGTGGAAAGGATGTTCCCGCGCTTCTCCAATACCTTGGTTTAGGCGAAACGATAAATCTCGCTGCTAGCGCCCTGCAAAAATCGCAAAATGGCAGCGACATTCCGGACAAGGGGTTATTTGCACAGAATATCGGGGCGGCGCTGGCATTTAGTGGCGGGATTCATATCGGAGGTGACAGCAATCCGTGGACTACGGCAGAATTTATCGCCTGGCTGGAGTCGCAGGGCGCATTTAATCATCGGTACTGGATGTGTCGGGGTTCATGGAGCTACGCCGACAACAAAACCATCACGGATACTGGCTGTGGCAATATCTGTCTGGCCGGTGCAGTTGTTGAGGTGATGGGATTTCGTGGCGCAATGACAATACGCGTCACTACCTCCACAACAACGTCAGGAGGAGGGGTTGCCAGCGCTCAGTTTACGTATATCAATAACGGTGGTGATTACTCTCCGGGCTGGCGACGTGATTACAACACCATAAATAAACCCACTGCCGGTGATGTAGGTGCATTACCTGTTACCGGTGGGCGACTAAATGGCCCGTTAGGCATTGGTACTGACAATGCGCTGGGCGGTAATTCGATTGTGCTCGGCGATAACGATACCGGGTTTAAACAGGATGGCGACGGCGTTCTGGGTATTTACGCCAATAATGCCCGGGTCGGTTATATTGACAATGCCGGGTTACACATGTCAGTAGATGTTCTCACTAATGGTGGCATACGAGCAGGTAACGCAAAAAAACTGTCACTGACGAGCAATAACAACTCAGCACTGACTGCCACGTTCAATTTATGGGGCGACCCAAACAGACCTACCGTGATTGAACTGGACGACGACCAGGGGTGGCACCTGTACAGCCAGCGAAATCCTGATGGTTCGATTGTCTTTACGGTCAATGGAGATATCACCGCTAACACACTTCGTGCAGGTGGAGCCATCTATCAGAATAACGGCGACATCTTTGGTTCGTTATGGGGAAATGGCTGGCTGAGTACGTGGATTAATAATAATTTCGTAAGTGCGGTCAGGCTTGGCCCGCAGGCGCTTTCCGGCGGTTTATGGCGCGATTATCACCTGGGAGGCGGTAATGTTGTCACAGGGTTCCATACTGACGGTAGCTGGGAAATGGAAGGTGGTGACGATAAGGTCTATTACCGCCCGGTTCAGTATCTTATTAACGGCACATGGATAACGGCGGCGAGCGTGTAATGAGGACAACCATGCAGAATATAAAACACTTCACACCCTATGAACCGGAATCACCGGCATTTCCCGGTGCGGCATATCTGAAATCAGAGGATGGTCAGGACTGGTACGAATGCCAGAAACAGTTTGCAGACGACACGCTGAAGTTTACTTACGACGACAACGGCGTCATCACCTGTATTACGCGGGATGTTTCGGGGTTATGGCCGTACCATCTCAGCGTGGCGGAAGTTCCTGATACGGATGAAAACCGTCGCGCTGATATTTCAGGCGGCTGGCAGTTTAAAGACGGTAAAGTCGTTCAGCGGGTTTATTCGCCGGAAGAGCTGCGTAAAAAGGCGGAGGCTGAAAAAGTTCGCCGCCTTGCTGAGGCTGAATCAGCCATTGCACCACTGGCGCGGGCAGTAAAACTAAAAATTGCCACAGATGAAGAGATTAAACGGCTTGAAGCATGGGAATTCTACAGCGTAATGGTTAACCGTGTGGATACAGCTTCCCCTGACTGGCCTGATGTGCCTGTAAGCCAGTGATATGACGTTGTGAAAAACAGGTTAGAGTCAATAAAATACACTAGCCTGAAGTAATAAGTGAGTGATGGTCAGACGGCGAAATTCTGTCTGGGTTATCTCCTTCTTGAATATATTATATCTTCCCATTCGCATCCTGGTTTTCTTTAAGAACTGATACTGCTGTTTGTAATAATTCTTTATTATCCAGCCATGCCTTGGTCTTTATATTTCCTTCGATATAATCAAGCAATGTCCTGGTATTGATAGGCCTGCCCTGTTTCGCCACCTCCACTACTGCATCACCCAGGATAATACGAACTTTAGGAAGTTGAGAGGGGAACCACTTTAGGGTATCTTTTGATTTCATTAAGAAATGTTCCTCAAAATATTGTTAATTTTTTGATAGTAAGGTGGAGACATTAATTCAGGAAATGTTGGTTTTTACTCATCACTTTTGTCCGGGTTATTTGATATACCTATTCCTACTTTGATTACAGCATAGCTAAAAATACTGAATATAATAAGCAGGGAAATTATTATCAGTGTATTGTCCAT